GGAGCTGGTTGATCCTCGGCTTCTTCTTGGCGATTGAGTTGGGAGTCGGGGTCACGCTGTTTCCTCTCGCTTGGTATCTGTCAAGTTGTCGGCCTGGTTGAAGTACTTCTGAGTCATAAAGCTGTCGGCGTCGAAGAAGGTGAGATCGTTGTAGTCGGCGTACAAGAACACGCCGACGCACCGCGTCTTGAAACCACGTCGGGCCGTGACCTTCTCGATAGTCTCACTCACCCGAGTGGCTGTCGTGCCTGTGGAAATCAGGTCATCCACGAAGATCCATCGCTTGCCAAGCTTGCCCTCGACGGGCAGGGACGAGTGCGTCCCGTCACCGGGCTTGCGGACGATCAGATACTTCTTCCCGAGTCGGCGGGCTAGTTCCGTGACCGCGATTGTCCCGGACAATCCTGTACCGACCAAGGTGTCGTAGTCGACGCCCTTGATGTGCTTCTGCGCCAACGCCATCAGGTGCTCAGGGTCGTGCACCCCTCGCATGTACGTCGTCCGAAGATCCAGCTCCTGTGGCCCGAAGTCTGTGACATCGATGTCCTTGGGCATCTGAACCGTGGTCGGGATCTTGGCCTCCCACTCCTTCAGTTTCATCTCGTAGGATTCATCGAAGCTGTAGATGTCGGGTGGCCGAACTGGCGTCGCGTAGATTGCTTCCATCGACCTGAGCGCTCGGTTTGCCGAGTCGATGATGTCCTGGATTTCGATTCCGGTCTTCATGCGGGTCTGCGTCGTGGTCACGGCGGTCCTCTCGTTGTCTAGCGGGACATCTCGTAGTCCCGGATGGTCATGGAGTCTCCGATGAACTCCAGGTCTGCGAAGTCCAGACCCGAGGGGTCTGCCTTCCCGAATCTGTTCTTGACGGTGGACACGCGCAGCGAGTCCGGGCCGAATTCCTGTGCGACTCGGTGCATCGTGAGCACCAACTCGGGTACACGGGTGATCTGCCCCTTGACCCCGCTCAACGGGATCGGCTTGTCGGCGTCGTTGTATGTACCGGTGACGTGGTGCAACCCGACGACACAGGCGCTGGTCTGCCTGGCCATGTCGTGGAGGTAGTCCATTAGCGACTCCAGACCTGCGAACGGGTCATCGTCCTCGGTGCCGGCGCGGACGTTGGTGATGTTGTCGACTACGACCAGAGCCGGGTAATCGCCGTACACCTCCTCGTACGACCGCATCGACATCTCGATCTGGTCGAGCGACGGACTAGCCGAGTAGTTGAACCGGATCGGGATGTCCGCGAACTCCTCCTCGACACTGCCGAGGTCGTCATCACGCACCGCCGCTGCTGACTTCTCCAGGCTCCACCCAGCCAGAATCGATGCCGACCGAGACAACTGGGTGAACGCATCCGAGTCAGCGCTGAAGTAGAGCGTGGGTACCCGAGCCCGAAGCGCGTAGGTCAGGATGAAGGCACTCTTCCCGGTCCCTGGCCCAGCACACGCCAGGCACAGCGATCCCCGGAGAAAGTGGGTTCCCTTCTGAGCCAGTGCATCCCATGCGTCAGGTAGTGGGTCGCCCGCGGACCCCTTGATGTACATGCTCTGTAGCGGGGTGTACATCAGGCCACCTCCTTAGCATTAAGGATGGTCGGGAATACCCAAGGCAGGCGGAACCCACCGGTGGTGAAGTTGTAAGCGTGATCGACCTTGATGGAGGCCCAACGGTCGTATGACTGCCACCCGCCCGCGATAGAGTCCGCTACCTCGAATACCCCGCAGGAGGTGCTGACCAGCTTCTGGAAGTTGGTGGATGTAGTTCCGTCACTACCAGAAACCACCTGCCTCTCTTCCTTATTCGTTACCAGACAGCCTCGGTGTTCCTTCTGGTTAACGGTGGAGCATCCGCTCAGCAGAGCTGCCGCTGCCAATGCGATCACTGGCCCCTTAAGCATTCGACGCACCTTTGGTGATGACAGCATCGTGGATAGGTCGCCCCAAACGGTTGGCCTCGCCCTCGGCATCGATGCCAGCCTGGATGGACTCCATCAGCGCGATGCCGCCTAGGTTAAGTAGCTTGGCTATCTGCTTGCCTGGCCAGCCAGCTCGTTGCATCCGCAGTACCCCCGCGGTTTCGTGTGGCGCCAGAGGGGATTTCAGCATCGGATGGTTGGGATCCCAGTCCCGTGGTTCCTCCGGTGTCCCATCCAGGGTCTTGTCCATGGCTCTCCTCTTGGTATCTGTCAAGGTCTTGTGCATGAAAAAGCCGGCAGGTTTGTCGCCTGCCGGCCTTGGGTTGGTCGCTTTACTTCAGAGTGTCAGGGCATAGGTGTCGCTGGGAGGCGGCGATCATCTTGTCCGGGTCGAAGTAGACATTGAAGCCTCGCTTCGAATCGGCTAGGGCCTGTGGCGACATCCCGCCGCGGATCTGTCCGCAAGCCTCGTACCCACCGGCTACTAGCTGAGCATCGCCCATCATCCCGCCCATCGGGAGTATTGCACCGTTACCTCGGACCTCCGAGATGAACCCGGCGTCGTCCCCCGCCCACGCGGGGCCGGCGAGGGCGACGGCTGCCAGAGAGACAAATACACCCACAGCTAGTTTCTTCAACATGAGCGCACTATAACGGACTAGTCACAGCGTGTCTGATAACCATGCCTTATGTCAATTGGATTCGACGCTCACGCGCCGCCATGCGACGGCCAATTCGACGGGCCTTCCAGACCAGTCCGTTGGCGACCGCACAGTTGTATTCCTGCCGGTCGACCCCTTGCTCATGCTCCAGTGCCTCGATCAGTGCGATGCGATCTTCGATCGCGTCCTCGTCGCTCCAGCCCACCGTTCACCCCCTAGCCGATAAGCAACGCCTTATGTCGAGTGGCACTCGGCGTTGTGCTCGGCAACGAACTGCCGCAGCATCTCGTCAGATGCACCCCAGCCCCATTCGATTCCGCAGGTCAGACACTCAGCCATGCAGTCGATGTGGGTGTCCCACGGATTCGGCGGGGCCTGTGCGATGTGCGCTGTCATCAAATCCTCCTCCACCGATAATGTTGCGATCTGTCAAGCAACCCAAGCCTTTCCATCCCACCGAGGACCGTCCGGGTAGACGATCACGACGTCCCGCCTAGGGTGGGTTGCCTTGTGTGATTGGGCGAACCGCGTAGCGGCGTCCAGGCCGAGGAACGGATACGACTGCTCGTCGTACATCCCCTGGTGCCAAGCGGGCTTACCTGGGATCGGACCCATCTCGACTCGGTAATACTCAGGGAGGTCTGCGTTCTCCGGGCTACGGACGAACAGCGTCGTGCCGGGGATGTTCGTCAGCACGGCGCCTGGTGATCTGATCACGACACCAACAGGGAAGCTGAGATGAGGCCCAGGCCGCTAAGGTTCACGAACCCGAAGAACCACACCGAGATCCAGACATTCTTGAGGTCCGCGTGGATCTGGTCGAGCTTCACGCGATCTTCAGGGGTCATGAGTACGGCCCGAACTGCGAGCGGCAGGTCTGGAACACGTTGATCCAGCCCTGGCCGGCGCACCAACGCTCGACGGTGTGGGGCCTGTTCCCGTCTGGGAGTAGACGACACTCCGTGATCGAGGGCAGGATGCACTGACCCGAGGGATCGGGGGATTCCTTGAGCGGGGCGACGAGGTAAGTCGCCATCGCCACACCGACCATCAGGGCTTTCATCAAATCTCCTTGGTATCTGTCTAGTTCGCTACACAGCGTAAGGGCAGGACGCGTTGACGTCGCAGAACATGCACTTGTCCGGGCTGGGGTCCGGGTCGAACATCTCGGCTGAGATACCTGTCTCCAACTCTTGGAACGCGTCCGAGACCCGCCCCCGCGTCCAGTCCCGGAGATCGAAGGGGTACGTCGGTTTGCCCGACCGGCCCATCCAGTAATCACCCTTCTCGGGCTTGACCCCGAAGGCATCCTCGATCGCTACCGAGTACACCCCGAGCTGGAAGTCATCCCCTGGTTGGTTGCCGGTCTTATTGTCCCGGACAAGCACCTCGGTGTCCGTGGGACCGTCCGGTACGGACATCACCAGGTCGATGAACCCTCGGATCTCGATACCGTCCAGGTCCATGTTGAACCCCAGCTCGATCCCCGGTTGTCCGTCTGGCGATACCCAGACCACCTCTTCGGGGTGTCGGTCGTACCACGTCAGCATCCGAACGCACTGATCCAGCCCGAGCTGGTACCTCCGCTCCGTATCCCGCTCGCCGTCGTAAGGACCCGACTTCGACCAGTACTCGAAGTTCGGGGTCACCTCGCAAGCCTCGTTGATCTCGCGCTGGTACGACTCCCGGAAGACCTCCTGAACCTCTTCGAGCGTCATCGTCCGTCCAGACCGCTCCCAAGCCTCTCCAGCTTCGTGGACCGCAATCCCCTGGGCCAGCCAGGCCGCGGGGCGTTGCCACACCCGCTCAATCCTTTGAAGATAGTAAGAGTAGGGGCACCGGTTGTACTGGTTGTACTGTGATACCGACCTCTGGGGTTTGGTACCTGTCACGCCACCGCCTCTTGAATTTCACCGTGGAGAACGTATGTAGAACGCTCGGCGAGGCCGAACATCATGTATTCGGCCTCGATCTCC